TAACAACTGCTTTGATACACGAATTACACCTGTTGTGTAGTTAAATGATTTCAAAGTAGTTGAAGCGAATACCATGTCAAGGTCTGTGGCTTCAGTGTTTTCTGAAAGTATTGAAGCCGAGTTAGCTGTATCGTTAACGCGAGGCCAAGGCAGGTCGTTACCTGTTGTGGTAGGTATTACGCGAGCAACATTCATTACACCGCCCCATGCTTTCATAGCCATGTCAACTTCATAGCTAAAACCTTCAGGTATCAAAAATCCACCTGCGGTTGTACTTGTTGATTGCGCACGTAATTCGTTCAATGCAGTAAGCTCTTTTCCGTTTAATGATTTTTCCCCTTCTGCCATGTACTTACGGAATACTGCTTTGCGCTCTTCTTTTTTGTCAACTTGCTCCTGTGATAAACTGCGCTCTTCGTTTTTGCCGATTTCTTTTGCATCCAATTCAGCTTTACGTTTCAAAGATTCAACAGTTTTGTTGATGCCGTCAACTTCAGCGTATAGCTTGTCGAACTTCGATTGCTCTTCGCTGTTCATCGCGCGCTTTTCGTTTGCGATTGTTTCTGAAAGAATATCCAACTCTTTCAGTGCCTGACCTCTTTTGTCAAGTAGGTCTTTGTGGTTTTGTGTACTCATTTTATTGTTATTTAATTTTTAAGATTTGCAATTTCATTTTACGGCTTTCAAACTCCCAGTCTTCCTGTGGCATTTCATCTTTAATAGATTCTGCCATTGAGCGACTTGCAACCGATGTATCATTATATGCAGGGTATGTAACTGGACTTACATCAAACAACCTTTCTACTTTCATAATTTTACGTAGGTTGGTCTGTTCACCTTTTTCCCATGATTGCTCTTTTACTATAAATGCAAAAGAACTTTGTGATATATCACCGCGTTGTATCGAGTAGTAAGTATTCATGTGGTCGGTGTTTCTTTTATCAAGTTTCACCTCATAACCTAAACCTATACCGTCTGCCCATATGCGTAGTGTGCCTGATTTTGTACGGCCTAATATCGAACTTTCATCATGGTTTAACAACGCGCGTACATCGTCCTGTAATACTTCATCAAATGCGTTTGGCATTATAACTTCACGTATGTAACCCAAGTCTGTTTCGCTGTTATATTTTGCAGCGTAGCCAGTTATAATATATTCGTCCTCTTCTTCATTATCAATAGAACGTACTTCATGTTTGCTTTCAAGTTCCGAAACAACAAAACGCCTCTCGGCATTCTCGATGTTTTTAATGTAGTCTTTTTTAATTTCCATTTGCCTTATTCATTATGTGATACTTGTTAAGTTCACGTTGTATAAATCCGATTATCTCTTTATTCTCTTCTTTTGTTTCAATACCTTTTTGCGCCATGTGAAAATCACTCACTTGTTCAATAGGTAACATTTGCAGGTTTATAAATCTTTGGTCACCGCCTTCAACATTATTTTTGCCCAACATCTTGCGTACTTCATTAATGCTGAATATCCCGTTTTGTAAACCGTCCTTCGCGTAATTCATTACAGACTGTGCATCGCCCTTTAACAATTCCGCAAAGTCATAACGTATCTCATGGCTCATGCGTTGCTCTTTCGTTAACAACTTGCACTCTTCTTCCCATTCAATTTCAGTTGAGTATTCAGTTAGTGTACCGCTTACAAACTGTATAGATTGGTGTTCTATATTGCTAAATGTAGCGCGTTCCAAGTCACCTAACATATGCAAAGGAACACCGTATATGGCTGCTATTTCGCGCACACCGTATTTGCGTGTGTCTAAAAACTGCGCTTCTTCAGGTGGTATTGTTAACCGCTCGTACTTCGCACCGCTACCTAATACGGCTGTACTTTGCGACTGCTCACCGCTAACTTGAGACTCCCAGTTTTCCTTCATCAACTTCGCTTGCTGTGGATTTAACGGTCCTGGTACTTGCAAGAATCCTGATGGTATTCCGCTATTGCCAAAGAACTTTGCACCATAACTTTCACTCGCTATTGTAACGCCCAATGTTTCAGCGTGTAATGCTATTGGTGATTTACCTTCATATCCATTTGTTGATATGTTTTTTAAGTGTATCAACTCATAAGGTTGCAATATTGTTGGTATTTCAGGATAGCGTGTATCTGTATTTTGATAGTATAATTTACCGCTTTGAAAACGTGGCTTAACTGCCCAAGGATATAACACGGTTAAACCTTCAGGTTCGTTATATCTGTTGCGGTGAATGTATGCGTATGCGTTTCCCCACAGTAACCTGTAAGTCAACATCAACTTATCGTAATTGAATTTATTATATAATTCAGTTGGCTGTTCACTTAATATAAAATATAGCGGATTGCCTTTATCATGTATCAAGTTACCTTCAGCATCTTCCATATAAAGATACTTTGGCGACTTCGCAATAGCTGTTGATATAATACGCACGCAAGCATCAACGGCTGCAAGCCTTAACGCCCTTTCTTCGTTTACGTGTTCACCTGATTTTGTTTGATTGCCGAATACATTATACATCCAACTCGCAGGATTTGCAAGTGTAGAACGCTTTAATAGTTGTATCGGGTTGCGTAATTTTATTAGCACGATACAAATTTATATCGTACTTTCAAAGTAGATTGTAAACAATGTTACAAATAAATTTAACTACTTTTTTTCTGTTCTGATAATACGGTTTTTCACCTGTACAAAACTTTCATAATCTGAATACCTCGACTTGCCAGTGTGAGCTATCAGTATGTTTTCAATTTTCTCATAAGCCTTTTGCGAGGTCAAACCTTCGCGCATTATCTCATAATACATTTCAATAAAATAACGTGGGTCGCGGTCTAATAATTTAAAGATTGTTTCTGTTTTCATAATAAATATACTTGTTCGCCTTCGGCTGTTACTACTAAATACCTTGCAATAGCCATTACAGATGCTACTGGACCGTCAACCTTTTGCGTGGATTTATCTTTTGCTATCTTTACGTTTTCGTTTGCATCGCTAAACAATACAACATTTTTCATCTGCCAACGCATTACGGGTGAATTGTTATGGTATAATTTTCCGCTAATTATTCTTTTTTCAAAGTCTTTTGTCGGGTAACTCATAGCTGCTATACCCTGTGAGTGCGCCTCCATTATAACTCCATCGTTGCGCAGTTCACCTACTAATTGGTCGGAGTTCCACCTGTCATAACCTATTGAATGAATCCACCAACCTTTATCTAATAAGTCTTTTATTGTTTTTCTAATATAACTGTAATCGGTTCGCTTACCTAAATTGCCATCAGTAAATGTTAACCATCCGTCTTTTGCCCACTGCTTATAGGGTACTTTAACTTCATATTCTTTTTCTTTTGCTGTTTCTTTTGGTATATAAAAAAATGGATATATAATCTGCTTACCGTTTACATCAGGAAAATAAAACACAAGTGCGGTTGTATCGGATGTACTTGCTAAATCTAAACCACCATAACATTCATACCCAGCCAACTCTTCAATACTTATATCTATACCTTGTTCTACCCAAGTTGAATCTGGTATCCATACTGTCGGTGCATCAACCCACATATTCATATTCTTTGTAAGGAATGCTACCTGCTTTGTCGGCCTGTTAATAGCATCAACCATTTGTGAACGTAAAAATTCACGCTTCACTGACACGTCTAAATTAGGGTTTGATTTTATCCAGTTGTTTTCATCCTGCCAATCGTCACCTGCATCGAGTGAATATATGACAGCAAATAAACTTTCATCTGTTAATTCACCGCTTAATATTTTTTCGCATGACTTTCTAAACTCATAACATGGACTTAATAGGTTAAAGCCTGCCGTTGTAATAATAGACAATAGCGGTTGTTTGCGCGCTGCCATACCCGATTCGATAACGTCAAGTAAGCTGTTTGTTTCATGCGCATGATACTCGTCTATAATACCCAAGTGTATATCCAATCCATCCTGACTTTTGCTATCGCGCCCGAGTGCTTTCATGTAGCTGTTTGTTATCGGTGTTAATATCCTGTGCGCTTCATTTCGCAACTCATACACCCTGAAGTATTCAGCATCGGGCGGGTTTACTAATGGTGAACACTGAAGTATTTTAGCGGTGTCATTTACAACTATTCGTGCCTGTTCTTCCTTTGTCGCAGCTGTGATTATTTGCGCGCCCTCTTCACCATCAATAGCCATAAAGCCAATAGATAAACCTGCCATTAATGTAGTCTTTGCGTTTTTTCGAGCCATCTCCATGTACGCTTTTTTGAACCTGCGAAGGTGTGTGCGCTTATGTTTCCATCCAATTATTGAACCGATTATAAACTTTTGCCATAGTTCAAGTTTGAATGTTTGTCCGCTCCATTCGCCCTTCCATAGGTTTAACATTTCAAACATAGCAAACCAACGCTCGCACTCCGATTCATCAAAGTAGTATTCAAAGTCTTTGCGCTGCAAGTCTTTTAAGTGCCGTTCACACGCTTGTTTTACCAACGTGCCAGCAACTATTTTACCACTTAATACAAGGTCGCAATATCGTTTTACTTCGCTCATTTTAATACTTCAATTTCACATTTATTTTCATCTTCAAGCATACGCTCTAGTTCATCCCACCAATGGAAAGCTGTTATATCAGGGCATTCCACTACGTGTGTTTTTCCGTAATTAAAAGGATTATAAATAATAGTATCACCTGTGCATATCTCAACATTGTTTTTATCAAACATATTCATTGATATGCGTTTATGTTTAAGTTCGTTTATGCTTATCATTTTTTTATCAAACTCATTATTCCCGTTGGCTGTTTTTGTTTCGGATTTGCTGAAATACTTGTGCGACTTGCAGGTGTAAATCCAAACTGTGAAGCTATTTTAATTGCGTTTTGTAGTGACCTTTGCGCCATGCTTTCGAGTGGATGCACTATCGGATAACCGCTTGGTGCTTTCTTTATTCTGCCTTGTTCTTTTAGTATTGTTTCGTATTCAATGTATTTGCCGTACTCATTACAGTAACTATACAACATTGTTTTATCAAACTCTGTAAACAACCCGTAATCCATAAGCTGCGGAACTATTCTATTCCATTCTTCAACGCCCCATTGATTTAGTTGGTTTGGTGGCAATGGTATGTTGTGAACTGGTTCAGGCGTGAACTCATTCTCAATACTCCTGTCTGCCCTATAAGTGCCTTGAAGTTTTTTTAATGCTGTTGGCTTTTTAGGTGTTGGCATTTCTAAAATTCAAGTTCTATACAATATTCTGAACCTTTACGTTTAACTTTTCTAATAAGTCCAGGATACATTTCAACTAATCTTTTTATTGCAACCTTTTCCATATCTTGTGTTCTATAATCTTTACACCCACCATCTGTTTTCCAATGTTCACATTCCCAGTATAAATTTCTGCCACCTAATACACCACCACGTTCTTTTATGTGTCTTAAACATAATTCGTAATCTTCTTTAACCTTAAATGTTTCGTCATAGTAATAACTACCATCGTTAATGTGTCCAATTATACTACCTAATACATACGTTTGTAACATAAATGGCTTATAACCATAAAAACCTGAAGGCGTTGAGTGTGTAGATATTCCAAATAACTTGTAATCTAAACCAATACAAACATCTGCAAGTTTTATCATTTCTTCATACCATATACCTTCATCTCTAATTTTAACATGTACTGGTTTTGTTTCTTGTAAATCTACATAACCGCACACTTTTACATCATCATCAAACATGACAATTAAATTCTCGTTGCAGTTTTTTAATATCCAATTTCTTGTTGATGTTATTCCTTTTACATCAATAGGTACGCCTACAACATTTCCCCCGTGCGACCTTCTATATTCTGCAACTTCATTTTCAGGTACATAATAAGTTGCTGACTTTAATATTTTTCTCGTTGGCGTTATCATTCCGCCCCTCCCTTTACTTGGTATTGCGAAGTGCATCTATTATTTGTTTAGCTGTTATCACTCTTTGTGTTCCCTTATGTACATTAAATGGACTTGTACTTTTACAAGCTCCACGCTTAACCGTTTGTAGATTAAGTAGTGTTTTTAGTTCATCCCATTCTGTGTTTTCTTCGTCACACATTATAACTACATATTCACGCTTTGGTTTTAGCTGAATTGCCTGTTCAAGTAATATTTCATCCCCATCGTTCATTTCATCAATTTGTTCTGATATTGGCAAATCTATTCCCCAGCTTGTTAGTTGTTCATAATCCCATTCATTAGACAGCACATCCCAATCCCATTCACCACCGCTTACGTTGTCTTTGATTATAAATTCACGCTGTTGCTCTTCACTTAAATTATCAGCTACAATCACTGGCACTTGTTTTAACCCAGCTTCTATGCACGCTTTTAATCTCATGTTGCCACCTAAAACTATCATGTCTTTATTCACAACAATCGGTCTTATATCGAGCATTTCAGGAAAATCTTTTACGGATTGTACCAATTTTTTGAACTTGTCATCCTTGATTATACGCGGATTATTTGGGTTCGGTTTGATTTTTTTTACATCTATTTTGTCCATATTACCTTACAAATATATTAAACACCCCTTAATTTTGATGTGCCATGCACTAAAGTCGAT